TGAATTTCTTGACCTCATAGCTGGCAGCGGGATACAGTTTTTTCACCTCTGCCCAGGCATACGCCCAGCTTACATATTTCAGCTCGGTATTGCCGGACTTCTTGACTTCCAGATGATCTTTGAAGTCGATAGCAAATAATTTTACGAATAGATTTTCCGTAGCCATAAGATAACCTCCAAGAAAAAAGGCAGCAGAGAAGCTGCTCTCTGCCGCCATACAATTATGCCGCATGAACGATGGTAAACCTGCGGCTGCTTACATTTTTGCTGTATTGGTTGAAAATGTCCGGCTGCTCTTTCCGCAGGCGTTGGGAATCCACACGCTTGCTTTCGGAGGACACCCACGACACCTTATAGCCGGGAGCTGTACCGTAGGCGGCATCCTGCATTTCCAGCTTCACTTGCTGTTCAATCGCAGTCTTTTCCTGCTCCAACTGTTCGATTTGGTCAGAAAGAGACTGCCGTTTGTCCAGCAGGTCACGAACTGCATTCAAATCAGCCGTTTTGCTCTTATCATCGTCAGAATACATCTGGTTGATTTGCTGTGTATCTCCCTCGCTTCCGGTAGGTGTAGGCGCAATCTCAGGCATCACATTGTACTTCCAAAAATGCTCTTCTTCGGCAATGAGATTATCCAAAACAGCCTTATCACTGATAATTTTATGAATTACCAGCTCTTTTCCGAAAATCAGAGCAGCAATATACCAGCAGTCGAAACCGCTGACGGCTAAGTAATGATCAACCTGCGCCAGATAGTGAGCCGGGATTTTGCCGTCTGCCCACTTATCTGCGGAGAAGGGCGAAACTGTCTTGCATTCCAGCCCTGCTTTCTGCCCAACGATCAGGCGGTCAAAGTCTGCCAGAAGCAGCGGATGTGCCTCGCTCTGGTAGATAGCATTTGCACGGCGTACCTTCAGGCCGGTTGCTTCGGAGAACCGCTGCGCCACATAATCCTCCAAGTCACGACCCTGCCGCATGGCTTCGTTGTCGATATTTTCAATGGTATCGCTGATTTTATCGTGGTACACCTGAAATGCCGAGCGATAGGGATTCAGGCCAAGGATAGCCCCGGCATCCGTGCCGGTAATACCGCATTTACGGTAACGCAGCCAATCTTCTTTGGACAGATTTATTGTGGAAATCAATCGTTTCATGCAATATTCAACTCCTGCTTCATGTTTTTATCGGTGATTTCAAAATCGTATTCCACCAAATCCTGAATGACAGTGGAAAACTCATCTACCAGTGTACGGTCATCATCCAGCCACAGGGCATACAGAAAATCCAGAATGTTCCGCTGCACCCGAAGATGGTTCCAGAAACGCTCATCCATCTTCTTTTCGGTATCCAGCGTGATTAAAGCACTGACGATGGTGCTTTTCATCGTAATTTCATAGGCCGTACTGGAAATAGGTTTCGGAAAATTCTTCTCGACACTATCAAGGAACTCAGAAAATTCCCGAACGGCCCGGTTGCTTACATCGTTCATGATTCGCTCCTTTATGCTGCGGCCAGCACCATCTTATAAGCTTTATCAATCATCGGATTGCCCTCTGCGGTGCGCAAAAACAGATTTTCATTGTAGTTCCGGGTCTTGCGGATGGGGTCTGCATGGGTGGCAAAATCTGAAACAGCGTTCACAAACCGCCAGCCGTTCTTTCCGACCCACTCCAAATCAGGTGCGTTATAATAGCGAGCCTTCAAATCTTCCTGCAAGCGCAGGTTGTTCTTCCGTTGGCCATCGGTCAGATCTTCGGCGACAGGGAAGAACTCGTTGATAAACTCCTGCACCTTGCGGTCAGACAGCTTGATTGTGGTCAGCTCATGGATGCCTTTGCCCAGTTCCCCCATATAGCTGTTGGCAAGCTGCAAGGTTTCACGAGCGTCCTGCACCCGGAGCAGAACATTTTCAGTGTGGCGAGCAGTCCAGATGCGCTTTGCAGTACCCAAAGCCAGATTCAAGGTGTTCTGGCAGACCACACGAACCGGGGTCATGGCAACTTTTACACCAGAGCTGCCATCGTGACTGTTGAAGAACACAAGATATGGGGTCACTTCATCTCCGGCGATGATATACTTCTCCGGCAGCTTTGCCAGCATCCAGACTTTTTTGCCGCCCTGCAAAGAACCGGCAGTCTCATAAGTAACGCCCTCACCCAGCAGGTCATCGGTGAACTGGAATGCTTCTTCGTTCTGCACAATGCGGTAGCGGTCAGACACCACGCCCAGAACAGCATCATCCGTGCTGCGGACATTGGCACGATAGCCGGGGATCATAGCACCCGTGCCGGAATAGATGTTGCGGCTTTCCACCTGCCAATCCAGACCAGCCAGCTCCAAGGCTTCACGGCTTGCAGGGGCATCCATCACGATGCGGCCAAGGCCATGCCAAGGGGTCTCACGGACAGAGAACATGGTTTCAACATTTGCAGACATAACTACTACCTCCTAAAATTTTAATGTGATTACTTGTTTTCGAGTTTATGGGCGATCCAAATAATGAGTATTACAGCAGTTTTCCCGATTGCCTTTGCACCCTTCATCAGAATCTTTACCATAACATCAGCCATTGTTTTTCCTCCATTTTTAAGTAAAAAGTAAAGACCTGTGGACAGAATCAAACTGCTCACAGGTCTTTCTATAAAGATAATATATAACTGTAATTTTTTCAGATACGCTTTGCCTTGTGTCGGGTGTGTCAAATGTGTCAGGTTTTTATGAAACTCTCTATATATTTCTTTATTTTTATCCCTTCTACTCTATTTTTTCTCTTAGATAAAGCGATAGGATAAAAGAGAATAGATAATATATAATAAAGGTTTCTCGAAAATTCTGACACATCCGGCACAGCTGACACAGTACTTTACGGTCAAGTTTTTGTGCGGATACCCACGGCTACTGTGAGATCATGCCACTCATTTTTACGAATCCCCTGATTTCGGGAAGCCTTAAAAGCCTTTGCTTCTTCAAATGAAATCGTAAAACGAGCCATCTCCATAAAGCCATCCAACGTACAAGTGGCACTATTTCCACTCTGCACTTCTGTCAGTTGGAAATCAAGTACCCAGCGGTATTCCTCATTCGTCAGCGGCGTGATCTGCGCCACACAGCTATTGATAAGCTCCCGGTTAACATCATTTCTAGACGCCTTCTGCCACTCATCCAACTTCTGCGCAATTAAATTCATATCAATGGTTCCACTGCGCTCATCCTCCTGTTCCACATTCTCATATTGAGATTGCAATTCTGCAATCTGCGCATCCAATCCCTTCCGCCGCTCTGCCAATTCCTGTTTTGTGATGATTCCGTCTGCACACAGGTCTATGTACTTATCCAGACGCTCCCTCTGTCTGGCGATGCTGTTTTCCAGCATCGCCTTTCTGGAAATGCGGACAGTCTTTTCTTCTGCCATGCAGCGGTTCAAAATTTTATAGACCTCTTTGACTGTTTTGCCCTTGTCAAAGGTGAGATGTTCAAATACCTTTGCTGCCATCAAGTCCAGCTTCCACTCACAGATTGCTCTGATTTGGCAGCTAATTCCCAAGTCCAAGCCATGCTCCTGCAAATAGCTGATGCTTGGCCTACGGGTACGGCGATAACACTGAAATCCATGAACTACTGCACCATCCCGATTTACACGCCACTTGAACTGGATAAATCCTGCGCCACAGCTGCACCGCAGTTTTGCCGTCCAGACTGACTTTGGTGTATTTCTCATATACTTGTGCTTTTTTCCATTTTCATCTATTACCCGTGTTGATTTCGATGCCAAAATTTGCTGACATCTATCCCACATTTCTTCTGATACCAAAGGCTCAAAGTCGCCTTTCACATAGATGTAGCTGCTCTCGTCCAGATTTTTAACACGTTTCTGCGTCAAATATCCGTCGCTGTGGGATTTATTGTAACAGATGCACCCTTTATAGGTTGCATTATGTAGAACTCTGCTCACCTTGGAAGCGTCCCACGAAACATGGCCGCCTGCATCCAATCGGCCAAGGCGGTATAATTCGTTTACGATTTTAACCAACCCATTTTCCCCGGTAGAATACATTTGGAAAATCAGTCTTACCGTTTCAGCTTGGTCAGGGTCAGGAACATAGGTTCCGTTCTCCCTGCGGTATCCTAAGATGTTTCCGCTGCCATATAAAACGTGCTTCTCCCGGCTGATTTTCTGCCCAGCCTTCACGCGCTCTGAAATTTTGCGACTCTCATCTTGTGCCATAGAAGACATGATCGTCAGCCGAAGTTCGCCATCGTTGGTCGCCGTGTTGATACCATCGTTGATGAAAAATACGTCCACCCCACGTGCTTTCAACTCCCGTGTGTAGGACAGCGTATCAACTGTATTTCGTGCAAAGCGACTCACTTCGCGAGTAATGATTAGGTCAAATTTGCCCTTCTGAGCATCTTCCATCATGCGCAAAAACTCTGGCCGCTTCTGTGCTTGTGTTCCGGTGATGCCTTGGTCTACGTAGACCTCCACGATTTTCCAGTCCGAATGCCGGGAACATTCGATTTTATACCACTCCAACTGATTTTCTAGTGCGTTGATTTGCGCTTCATGTTCGGTTGAAACACGAGCGTACACGGCTACTCTCATAAAATTTAACCTCCACTGTCTCTGACTCTTTTCTGCGGCAAAAAGAAAGGCTCTGGCAGAATCCCCTCCACCAGAGCCTTTCTCTGTTGTTTACGAAGCCTTAGCAGGCGGTTCCTCCTCCTGCTCACGCTTCATCCGAAGGAAGTTCTGATAGGTGGGCAGGTTGATTACCCCTGCTGCAAAGAGAGCTTCCACCAGACAATAGGCCATCGCCTTTTCGTCAATTTCCAGCATTGTGATACCTCCCTTGGTTATCGTTAATGGTGCTTAGAGTCAGAGGTATAACGTATCATCGAAGAATCAGAAGTTACGGACGGAGCTTGATTCCTTGGAAAGCAGATACCGGATTCTTTCGGACAATCATATCCTCTCCTGTACACCGGGAACGAGTATGCTTCAGCCCCATTTGGGTAAGTCCTTTTGTGAACGCCGTTTGGCTACACGCCCATATATCCTTCTCCTTGCAGTAGTCAAAGTAGGCATTATACAGGTCTTCTGTAGCAGTCACCGCTTTCGGCTCGCTCATATCACAGCTTTCCTGTACAAATTTTCCTACGGTCTTCGCAATAGAGTCTCTGACAATGCACTTTGCGTCGTCCACCTGCGGAATTTCTGGGAACTTGTAGTTAAGCTTCACCAGTTTTCGTGCATAATGCAGGGACTTGGTAACAATGGCATCTCGCTCATCCCAGATTTTATCCTCCAAGTAAGGGTCCTGCTGGTCATCCGGGATGGATTCATTGAAAGGAAGAAACACAATCCGTTTTTGAAGAGCATCGTCCTCACCGTCAATACAAAGTGGATAATTTCCGGCAAAGACAAACTTAATTCGCCTTGTTAATGTTACTGGGCTGAGATATTTGCGTTGCACCGTAATAGAGTCTCCGCCTGTAATCTGTTTAAGCCGTGAAGCTACTTCTGCATTGAGCTTCGCATTTGGCATATCCAACTCAAGATTGATTACCGCATTAAGGAAAGACATTGATGAAAACGTTCCTTTCATTTCTTGAAGTCGCAGATTACCGACACTTTCCTTCGGATATAACCGTTGGATAAAGTTACCCAGTACGCTCTTGCCGCTGTCTCTGGCATAACCCATAACAATGAAGAACTTGCCTCGTGCCGGATAAATCATCAGGTATCCAATCGCCATCCAAAAACGCTCCTCCAGTTGAGGATTTCCATGCGTAATCTGCTTTAAGAAGCTATTGAATACCGGACATTCTGCCGATTCATCGTAGCTCGCCTTGATATAGGTAAAAATCAACCGTCTTGGGTCATGCGGCTTCAGCTCTTTCTTCATCAGATCATAGACGCCATTTTCTAAAGGTGCATGGATAGATTGGTTCTCTGGCTCACTACGTTCCAATTCCGGATCAGTGGTGCAACACTGATACAAGTCTTTGTACGCATATAGACTCGGCTCGTTGTTAAGGTCATAGTCCACGTATTTTCGGTAGAGTTTTATCAGCTTCTCAAGGCCGATTGCTTCATAGTAGTAACCGTTGTAATAGTACAACACATCTCCACAGACAACGATGGGAACATATTTTTTGAGCTTTTGAACCATCTCCACAATCGATCGCCGTTTTGAGGTTTTCAGCCCAGCTGATTTTGTCGATTGGGCATCGGCGTGTTTTCTCGTTGTGTTTAATGTGTCCTCATTTTTCGGAGACTCTATAGCGGCTGCATTAGAATCTTCAAACGGATTAGGAGTCCACTTTTCGCTGTCCGTGCTTGTTGTCTTGTATCGTTCAGCATCTCGTCTTGCCTTGATTTTGTTGCGTATCGCCTCCTTTGCAGAAAAAGTGGTCTGTTGTTCAACTCGCTCTCCCATTGCACAAAGCTCGTCAAGCGATGGAATGGCTTCCTCGCTCTTCAAGCTCCCCTCTCGTAATTCGCCAGCTTCGTCCTCGATTTTTAGAGCAAGCTTCCGCTGCTTCTCCTCTTGCTTTCGACGAAATTCATTCTTTCTGTTACCGTTCAGATTATTCATGGTTCGTACCCTCCGAAGTAGCATTCTGGAAATACATCTGGTCAATCAGCTTTTCAATAGGATTCCGATTAAGGTTTCCAGAGAGGAGATAATCCATTCTGGTCAAGCCCTCATTCTTTCCATCTCCGACCCAGAGATACCCCATCTCTTCATCGCAAGCGTGTACCATCAGCTCGTAAAAGCCATCCAGTTCGAATTCGTCTGAACTGTCAATCACAATAGGCGATTTCATTTGTCCTCGAACAAAAACGCTCCCAGAGATTTGGCCAGATTTTGAAGTTTTTGCGCTGAACTGAAGCGGAAAATTGCTTGTTCCGTCATCACTTTTCCAGCCGCATTTTACAAACGGTTCTCCGTTCTTTTTGATAATCACCTGAATTTCATTGAGCGGATAAGCTTCCTTGTTTTCGCGGACAACAGGTGCATATTTTTCCGGCATTACGGCAATACCGGCATAGTTGTCCTTGCCCTTAAAAACTTTATTCAGCCTGTCGATGTGTTCATCCAACATTTCCTGTTGGTCCCGGCTCAGCTCTCGAATCTCGTTTTCGCAATTCTTCTGTAGCATAATAAATACCTCGCAAATCAACTATTTTTGTGATTCAACGTTGGTCACGTCGTCATCACGCCAATTATTATAGTTTCTCATCACACATTCAAAAAGCCCCACGCACCCCCCTTTTTTCGGATTTCTCGCGCTTTTTTATTAACACTTTATTCACATTTCAAAAAAAGACTAACAGAACCATTGCGTATCGCTTTTAATACTACGCAATGGTTCTGTTAGTCTTTTTGAGAACTAGCTTAGTAGTTCTTTTTGCTTATAGACAATCTTCTATATTGGTTCCATTCATTTTACAATCTATCTCGCATAACTCGCTCACACAGTCAATCACCTTTTCGTTACACTCTACGAGTGCTTCTAAAATCTTATCATATGTTTCTCTATTTACTAAATTTGCTCGTGGAAAGTGCTTCTCACATAACCGCAACTCTAAGTCTAGCTCATTGAATACTATCCATCCTCCACATTCGGTCAAATATGAATCTTCTTCTACTTCATCTGGCGTTTCGGGTGGATATAATGAATCCAGTCTACTCTGTGCAGTTCTTTTAAGGCTGGTTTTAATCCATTCATTTTTTTCTAGTGAACGAAGCCCACGAACTATCATTTCCTTATAGTAATCGTCCAATTCTATTTCTTGTTTTTTTCTTTTATTGTGCTCCTCGTATTCTATATGTACATGCTTTTTTTGTGCACCCGTTATATTACCGATCTCTCTGTCATCTATGATCGTTTTAAGATCGCCCACATCAGTTTTTAATAGCTCATCAAAGAAAACGACATTTGACGCACTGAGCAAATCATTTTTTCCAAGTTTGATTTTCTGATCTTCTTCTGGTTTGGTCGTCCCAAATAAAATAATATTTAATCTTCGTTTTAATTGATCTAATATGTTATTTTCAGCGTTTCCTTCACCGCCTTCAAAATCTGTTTTCATTTCAGTTTGAGCCTTTGTAACTGCCTGTTTAAACTCATCCGTTGTAATTTCTTTGTCGCCATACGGCGATAAGTCCACCCCGTGAAGTTGTGCCCAGTATCTTAAAACGTATTGTCCCAATTTAATACAACACTTATTTTTTTCCGCTTCATCATACTTTATTGAAACTGCAAACCAAGGACTATTTAACATTTCTCCAAGGCCACCTAAATTTTCCTCCCATCTCTTCTTGAACTCTTCCAATTCTTTTCGTTTCATAACTTTCCTCCTAATATACAAAAACCTCCCCGGCAAAACCATTCAGTTTCACCGGGGAGGTTTATCATACGCTTATCTTCCCACGTTTTGCACGATTAGTGCATCTTCATGCAACAATCTTACTTTCTGGGATTTTTGATAGCAGCCTGCGCAGCAGCCAGACGTGCAATGGGCACACGGAAGGGAGAGCAGCTGACGTAGTCCAAACCGACGTTGTGGCAGAACTCCACGCTCGTGGGATCGCCGCCGTGCTCACCGCAGATGCCCAGGCCCAGATCGGGGCGGGTCTCACGGCCATCGTGGGCGGCCATCTTCACCAGCTTGCCCACGCCGATCTGATCCAGGTGCTGGAACGGATCGCTCTCGTAGATCTTGTTCTCATAGTAAGCGCCCAGGAACTTGGCAGCGTCATCACGGCTGAAGCCGAAGGTCATCTGGGTCAGGTCATTGGTGCCGAAGCTGAAGAACTCAGCCTCCTTGGCGATCTCGCCGGCAGTCAGGGCTGCACGGGGGATCTCGATCATGGTACCGACCTGATACTTCATGTCAACGCCAGCAGCAGCGATCAGCTCATCAGCGACCTTGACAACAACGTCCTTGACGAACTTCAGCTCCTTGACCTCGCCGACCAGCGGGATCATGATATGCGGGGTGATCATGCAGCCGGTCTCAGCGGAGACGTTCAGGGCAGCCTTGATCACAGCGCGGGTCTGCATAGCTGCGATCTCCGGGTAGGTGACAGCCAGACGGCAGCCGCGGTGACCCATCATGGGGTTGAACTCGTGCAGAGAAGCAACCACGTTCTTCAGGTCATCGAAGGTCATGCCCATATCGGCAGCCAGCTCCTTGATGTCCTCGTCCTTGGTGGGCAGGAACTCGTGCAGAGGGGGATCCAGGTAGCGGATGGTCATCGGGCGCTCACCCATGATGCGGTACATGGCCTCGAAGTCACCCTGCTGGAACGGCTCGACCTTAGCCAAAGCAGCTTCGCGCTCTTCCACGGTACGGGCGCAGATCATCTCACGGACAGCCTTGATGCGGTCCTCGGCGAAGAACATGTGCTCGGTACGGCACAGGCCGATGCCCTCAGCACCCAGGTCAACGGCCTGCTGTGCGTCGCGGGGGTTATCAGCGTTGGTCATAACCAGCAGCTGGCGGGCAGCATCAGCCCAGCCCATGAAGCGGTTGAAGTTCTTGTTGCCGGTAGCGGCCACGGTAGCGACCTGCTCGCCGTAGATGTTGCCGGTAGAACCATCGATGGAGATCCAGTCGCCCTCAACGAACTTGTGGCCGTTGATCTCGAAGGTCTTTGCTTCCTCGTCGATCTTGACCTCGTTGTCGTTGCCGCAGCCGGAGACACAGCAAGTGCCCATACCACGGGCAACAACGGCTGCGTGGCTGGTCATGCCGCCGCGGACGGTCAGGATGCCCTGAGACACCTGCATGCCCACGATGTCCTCGGGAGAAGTCTCCAGACGGACCAGAACGACCTTCTTCATCTTGCCGGACTTGACCATCTCCTCTGCTTCCTCAGCAGTAAAGACGATCTGGCCGCAGGCAGAACCGGGAGAAGCTGCCA